TTGCCGCTTCGCCGACGATTGGCTCGAGGTCGAGGAATTCGAAGAAAGGCTCTGGCGCGGCGAGAGCGTCAAGATCATGGAGGTCAAGACCGAATAATGCCCCCGCCGAGCTTCCCCGTTCTCGCCGGCCTCGCCTGGCCGGTCAAGCGCAAGCCCGTATTCTCGACGCGGATCGCGCAGCATATCTCCGGGCGCGAGGTGCGCACGTCGCACTACGATCATGCGCTCTATGAATACGAGCTGAGGTTCGAGGCCTTGGATTCGAAATCGCGCTTCCCGGGCGCGGGCTATCGCTCGCTGCAGACTTTGCTGGAATTCTATCTTGCCAGAAGGGGATCCTGGGGGACGTTTCTCTATGTCGATCCTACCGACTACATTGCCGATGTGCCGTCGGCGCGCTTGGGCAACGGGTTCTGGACCGATCTCGAAGTGTGGAGATTCGCAAACGGGAGCAGCGGCTACGTTCAGCCGGTCTCGTGGGTAACGAGCATTCAGGACGTGTTCCTCGGCGGCGTGGCACAACCTAGCGGGTGGTCGTTCGTCGAGCCCAACATTATTCGGTTCGACACGCCACCGGCGAACGGTGTTTATGCGGGCTATACTGCCGAATACGCTTGGGAATGCCGCTTCCTCGACGATGCGCTCGATTTCGAGAATTTCCAGGACGGGCTCTGGTCTTGTGAGTCGCTGAAATTCCGGACGGTCCGATGAAAGCCGCCACGACCGAGCTCGCCGTCTATCTCAATGCCTTGCGCAACGGGGACGCCAGCGCGATCGTCGTCAATCTGTTCACCCTGACCTTGCGCGGCGGGCAATCGTTCTACTATGCGTCGTCCGACGTCCCGATCACGTGGAACGGCGTGACCTATAGCGCGAGCTCTATTCTCGGCGACGGTCTGAAATACAAGGCGTCTGCTGGGGTCGAGGTCGACCAGCAAATCGTCACGATCGCCGCGCGCCCGACCGATACGCTCGGCAATCAGCCCTTTTTGAAGGCGGTCCGCCAAGGTGCGCTCGACGGGGCGCACGTCATCCGGCACATGGCCTTCCTCTCCGATTGGAATCTGCCGCCGGTCGGCGCGGTCATGATGTTCTCTGGCCGGGTCGGCGAGGTCAATGATCTCGGCGCGACGTCCTGCGAGATCACGGTCAATTCCGACCTGATCTTGCTCGATATCGACATGCCGCGCCGGGTCTACGGTCCGGATTGCCAGCATGTGCTCTATGACGGCGGCTGCAAGGTCAACAAGGCCGCGTTCACCTTCGCCGGCATCGCGGAATCCGGCTCCTGGATCGGCGGCGTCAAATGGGCCGCCGGCGGCGATCTCGGGCCCTATCTGCAGGGCTCGCTCACATTCACATCCGGCGAATATGCCGGCGTCATCGCGACGATCAATTGGATCGACAACGGGGCGCATAATCTCGGCTTCGCCTATCCCTTGGTCGGCGATAATCCCGCCGCCGGCGACACGTTTGTTGTCTCCTACGGCTGCGATCACACCCTCGCGACCTGCGCGGACAAATTCGCGAATCGCGACAATTTCTTCGGCTTCCCTTGGGTCCCGCCGCCCGTCGCCGAGATCAAGGTCCAGGTGTGACGCCCCGGCAGGCGCTGGTCATCGCCGAGGCGCGCAAATGGCTCGGGACGCCTTACGTGCATGCGGCCGAGCTGCGTGGGGTCGGCGTCGATTGCCTGCGCCTCCTCGTGCACGCCTTCGTCGATTCCGGGGTCTGCCCCGCTTGCGAGGTCCCGGCCTATTCGGCGGATTGGCATCTCCACCGGGCTGCCGAAACCTATCTCGACGGGATCGGTCGCTATTGCGACGAGGCGCCGGTGGCGGATCCTCAGCCCGCCGACATCCTACTGTTTCGCTGGGGGCGGACCTATTCGCACGGCGCGCTCGTCACGCGGGTCGCGCCGTCCTTGACCGTGCTGCATGCCTACCAACCGTCGCGGCGGGTGGTCGAGCACGCCCTCGTCAACGCCCCGATCCTGCTCGAGGCGCGGCGGGCGCCGAAGCTCTTTCGATTCCGGTGGTGACGTGGGCCTCTTCAAGCGCAAGACGTCGAAGGTCGAGCAGAGCTTCTATACCGGCATCAAGGTCAACAAGGCCTCGAACGCGGCCCCGATCCCGATCCTCTACGGCTGCCACAAGATCGGGTTCAATTTCCTCTACTATGATAATTTCCATGTCGACGGCTATTGGGAGGACGGCAAATGGGCCGGGTTCCAATACGCCGCGAGCATCGGGCTCGGCTTGTGCGAGGGGGTGATCGACGGGATCGAGGACGTCTGGCTCGGCTCGGATTGGTTCAAGCCCTGGACTCTCTCGGGCTGGGGCTGGTCGAGCGGATGGCAAACCAACCGCTGGCCCGGGATCGACACGATCTTCTATGGGACCGATACGCAATCCTCGACCTATATGGGCTACCCGCCATTGCGGGGCCTAGCCTATGTGCGCGACTTCTATGCCTTCGGGCAGCAGCCGGTGATCGGGGATCTGACCTTCAATGTTCGCGGTAGGCTGTTCGATACCCGCGCCGCGACGGAATGGGACGCCGACCCCGCCGAGGTGATCTATGATTTCCTGACCAATAGTCAATTCGGCGTCGGCATCCCGGCGGCGGCGATCGACGATGCGTCGCTGCGCGGCGCCGACGGCACGGCGTCGCTGAAAGCCTATTGCCGTGCTAATGGCATCGGCTTCTCGCCCGCCTTGACCGAGCGCGAGACCGCCTCCGAGATTCTGAGTCGGTGGCTCAAAATCTGCGACTCCACGACGGTCTGGTCTGGCGGCAAGCTCAAATTCGTCCCGAATGGCGGCTATCCCGTCACCGGCAATCTCTATTGGGGCGGGTCGGCGTCCTATGTGCCGAACGTCGACCCGGTCTATGCCTTGACCGACGACGATTTCGTCCTAGAGGAAGGCTCCGACGAGGACCCGGTCAGGATCCGCCGCAAGGATCCTTACGAGCTCGGGAATGTCATTCAGATCGAATGGTCCTCGCGAGAAAAGCAGTATGACAGCGTGACGCTCGAAGTGTTCGATCAGGCGAGCATCGACCTCTACGGCCGGCGGGACGGGACGCAAATCAACGCGCAGGAGATTTGCACGAAAGCCGTCGCGCAGCGTGTCGCGCAATTGGCTTTGCAGCGCGGCATTTATATCCGCAACACCTACATCTTTCGGGTCTCGGCGATCTTCTGCCTGCTCGAGCCGATGGACATCGTTACGATCACCCACCGCCCCGATATTCTCGGGCTCGACGCGACGCCGGTGCGAATTCTCTCGATCGACGAGCGCGACGGCTATTTCGAGATCGAGGCCGAAGATTATAACGAGGCGCTCGGTCGCACGGTGCTCTATCCGACGCAGGACGGCCTCGGCAACCCGGTCAGCTCGACAATCGTCCCTTCTTCGGTCAATCCGCCGATCTTTCTGCTCGCGCCCGAAGAACTGACCGGCGGCCTCGTACAATTGTGGATTGCGGCATCTGGCGGCTTGCAGATCACGCAAAAGCTCGCCGAGACGACCGCGAATGCCGCGCATCTCGTCGAATGGCCATTCAATTCCCGCAGCGCCGGCGAACGGGTCCAGATCTCGTGCTACCTCCGGGCCGCCGAGCGCTCGAAGGCGTGGCTCTATATCTTCGACGGCGCCGCCTATCAGGGCGCCTCGTTCGACCTCGCGGCTCGGACGAGCTTCTACCAGAGCGGCGGGGCGCTGGACGTCACCGTCGATGCGCTCGACGACGGCTGGAGCCTATGCTCGGTCGCCTGCCTCATGGCGGCCAACGCCACGGCGCTGGTCGGCATTCAAACCCTCGATGCGTCCGGCAATGGCACTTATCCCGGCACCGCCGGCTTCGGCGTCCATGTCTGGCGCCCGATGGTCGGATTCGGGTCGAACGTCGATTCGACCGTCTCGATCCCCTTTGCCACCTATCAGGCGACATTTACCGAAGAAGGCCTCGATCCGCCGCTCGGCGTCGAGGGCACCGGGGATCCCTATTACGGCGGCTGCTACGTCTGGGTCTCGTCGGACGGCGCGAGCTACCAGCAAATCGGGGCGGTCTATAGCCAGAGTCAAACCGGATCGCTCGTCGCGAACGAGAGCGGCGGGACGATCAATGTCTCGCTGGTCGAATCGGGCGGGACCTTGGAACCCTATTCGGCGGCCGCGGCTGCCGCCGGCCTTTCGCTCTGCCTCGTCGATCAAGAATTGCTCGCCTATGAAACCGCGGTGCTGACGGCGCCGAGCACCTATACGCTCGGTGGCCTCGTCCGGCCGCTCTACCACACCACGCAGGTCACGCATCTCGCCGGCGATCGCTTCGCGTTCCTCAATCACAATGCTCTCCTCAAATGGGACGTCCCGCTCGGGCTGATCGGCGAGACGCTCTATTTCAAGTTCCAGAGCTTCAATGTGTTCCGGAATGCGTTGCAGGATCTCGCGACCTGCAAGGTTTACACCTATACGCCGAGCGTCGACGCCTCGAGCGGGTTGACCGTGGCGCGGTTCAATGCCGGCTTTACCGTCGATCTCGGGCTGATTACCGAGATCAAGACGCAGAACGACGATCTCGGCACATTGACCGATCCGATCGCGGGCGAAGCCGACCTGGGGGATTTGTGATATGGCCGTAGCGTGGCGACTCCTGCATCGGCGCGGCACCAATAGCGCGCATGGTACATTCACGGGTCAACAAGGCGAGATCACCTACAAGACCGACACCAAACGGATCGTCGCGCATGATGGGACCACTGCCGGGGGTATCGAGGTTGCGAAATCGACGGACTTGACCGATGGATCGGTTGCCGGAAGCTTCGCCTCGATGGCGGTTGCCGGCACCGTTTCAGGGGCAGGGTTCACAGCCCGGTTCGCCTCCCCGGGTCCGATCGGCAGCACGGCCGCGAGCACGGGCGCCTTCACCACCCTCTCGGCATCTTCGACTGTCTCTGGGACAGGGTTCTCGGCCTACCTCGCTTCCCCTCCGGCTATTGGCGGCACCACACCCGCCGCTGGGTCATTCACGACGCTTTCGGCGAGCGGGACCGCGACAGCCCTTTGGCTCGGTCTCGGCGGCGCTACCCCGGATGCCACCAATCGACTTTCGATCAATACCCCCGCTATCCTCGTCAATCACGCGGGCAGCGGTGTGCAGGTC